TATGTTAGCAAACCCAGGGGATATTATACCTTCAGATAAAATCGCTCCAATAAACTCTTCATTGTTTAAATTATTAGCGTCTCTTAACTTTGATCTTGCTTCTCTAGTTGTGAGCAATGTTTTTGATACTCCACCATAGTTTGTAGTTTGATCAATTTTATCTTTTAAGAAGTTACCATCATCAACGTCAACTCTTCTTATCCCTTTTGGAGAATTATTTAATATAGCTTGAGCTACGGCATTTGTAACTTGAACTGTATTCTTATTTGTCGCTGTAGTATCAGTTGCGCTATGTCCACCAGTACCAGCACCTGCACCTAACGAAGTTGCAACTGAAGCTTTCAATGATTGATTAGCATCAATTGCTTGAGTAGCCGTACCAACTAAATCACCTCTAAAAGTTGTTGAAGTCATTTCAGTTGCGTTGATTCTAGGAATATGAGCGGTCTTTCCATAGATTACCATTTCTTCTCCACCAATAGTTCCACTGTCTCCTGCTACTAAGAGAGAAGAAGAAGCGATATTAGCACTTCTTGTTGAAAGTGTTATTTCGTTTTCTGCTGTAAGAATTAAAGTATCGCCATAAGTTTGAGTTACGTTAGATCCAACTATTTGTGTTACATTACCTTTGATAGTTTCAAATCTATCTCCAAGTATTACTTCTGATTTAGTGCCGGCAATTTGTTCTGTTTTGCTACCAACAATTTCAATTTCTTGATTTCCAGCAATCTCTTGAATAAATCCTCTTTTTACTGTTTGCTCTAAATCACCATCAGTTTTTATATTGAAGTCACCACCAACTTCAATGTCAAAATCTCCTGCAACTTTTAATTTAAGGTTACCATTGTAGTGAAGTTCACCGTCACCATCTACGATAACTTTCTCGTCTTCTGCAGTAACTCTTACTGTATTTTTTGTAGAACTGTAAATCACAGTTCCATCTGCTCTCATCTCTACGCCTGATCCTGTTCTATGACGTATCATAACTCTTTGAGCGTTTGGCGTATCGTCATATTCGATAATATGACCAGAAGCTGTTTCTTTAACTTGATTATTTGGATATAAAGACACTGGTTCAGATTCAAGTTCTAAGTCTAAACCTGAAACGCTTCCACCTAAGTATACATTGGTTCTTTTAGAACCTCTTGCTTTGTCGTTTACACCAGACCCTTGAAGATACTCAGGCTTAGGAAATACACCTTCAGGATCTTCATAACCATGCTGAGCATTTTCTAATTCTCTTAATTTAGCTGCATTTACATTTTGATCTAAATTTTCGAATATTTCTGTCATTATTTTAAAAACCCTAATTTGTTTGCTATGGTGTTGGCTATTTTGTTATTACCTGCCACGTCTTTTATATTTCTATTGAAAGCTCCAGCTGCTTTGTCGATGGCTGCTGTTTTATTTTTAATGATATTATCAGAATTAAACTTACCAATCGAACCATTCTGAGCATTTTTAGCTTTTTCTATTTCAGCTTGTAAGTCAAAGTCATCGCTAGAAATTTTATCAAGGCCTGTATTCATTTCACTTATAGCCGCATCTAAGTCTTTTTCTATCTTAGTACCATCGACTTGATTAATTTTATCAAAGTCTTGAGCCACTTTATCAAAACTAAATTTACGCTTTGAATTAAAAGCGGTTTCAGCTGGTTTTGCTAGCTTCTTTGGCTTGATAAACGCGGCTTCTTTTTTAGTAGGTGATGAAGTTATTTTTGTTGGATCCTCTACATTATTTACTTTACTAAACTTTTCTCTAAGAGCCTCAACATCTATCCCAGGACCTAAGTATCTTAAATCGTACTCATAATCTCCAAAGACGTTAGCACCTTCAAAAGATTCATAAAATAATTTTGTAAAGTTTTCTAGCGCTCTTTGTTGATCGGCGTTAACAGGATGTTTTTCAGAAGCTACAACAGTAAGTTGAACTCCGTCTAAATCAAACATAGTTTCGGATCTAGTAAGGTCTATAGGTCTTCCTCTTTGTATAGATCCATTTGTAAGAATAACGTAATGTGCTTGTAATCCAAAATCAAACGGCTTATTCTTCATCTTTGTATCGGCTTTTTTAACGGCGTCGCTAGCAGCATTACCTTGACTTTGAAATTCTTTTACAAGAGCATTCTTTTGAGCTTCAATAGACAGTTCATGTAATCTTCTCGCATTTACTTCTTTTGGTCCTCCCCAAACTTTTGCAGTCCAGCCTATGACTAATGTTCTTATAGATCTTTTTGTATCTTCTTTTCCTCTTTGAGAAGTTTCAAAGTCTGTTTTTAATTCATTAAATCCATCAATAACCTCGAAGGCGTAATCACTTGGTGTCGTAAGTCCAGTAAAACCGCCGGCATGCTGCTGTAAATCTTTAATAAAAGATGGTGTTATTGCGTCGGCAGTAAGCTCACTTTTACCAATCAACTTGGATAGGTTAGTATCAAAGTTAGGTTTTCCAGTCTTAAAATCTAAACCTTCAATAAAGTTTGGAGGTTCTTTAAACCCCTTTGGAACTACAGCACCAGGAGCCAATGCACCAAACTTATTTTTGATATCTCCAGAGATGTCTGGTAAACCACTAAGCGGGTTGATAGGTTTTACACCTTTTGTTTTTACTGCAGCCAATGCAGCTTGAATATTAGTTCCACTTCTTCCAGCCGCCTTTGATATCTTACCAAAAATATCTGAACTTAGTGGATCGCCTTGATTGAATATTTCACTAGTTTTTTCTTTTATAGTTTTTTGAGTTTGCGTTGTTATTTGTTTTTGTGGACTTCTACCAGATTGAAAATTTTGCATTGCTTTTTCTAAGATATTACCAGTTGATGCTGATAACTTATCAGTTGCTGGTTTAAATTTAGTTAATATCTGCCTTGCTTTTTCTGGTTTAAGATTTAAATTTTTTTGAAAAGTTCTAAGTTGAGCTTTTGCGCTTCCATCTGCAACTACTGATTTTAAGAAAGCTTTTGGTTGTATTCCAGTGTCTCCAAATAATGTTTTAGTTTCATTAGCTAGTGCATTTGTTACTACACCAATACCTTCACCAGCATTTTCTTCTAACACGCTCGGTGCTGCTTTTTTTCTGAAAGCTTTTATAGGCTTACCTCCTGCAAATAAGCTTTTTATTCCTGCCAGTGATTCACCCATATTATTAATAGGCGCGCCTTCAAGCAAACTTCTTTCAGCTTTTACGTTTTCAGCTGTTGCTAACATCTGAGGTTTTATTTGAGCTTCAATATTAGTTACAGCATTAAATATCTCAGGTGGAACAGACTGCTGAAACTCTTCTCGAGACACCGACTTCTCATATTCAACTTTTATTTTAAACTGAGGTTTTTTTGTCTTTACAGTTACTTTATTATTACTAAAAGTAAACTGGCCGGTAAAAAGTCTTTTTCCAATAGAACTTTGATTCTGAAATACAGTAACTTGTATAATTTCTAGAACGTTAATGTCATTCGGAATCTGTACCGATCTGCCTCTTCCTTCTTCAATCGCCATTTACGTCGTCGCTCCTATACCTAATTTTTTATAGACCTCATTAGCAAAAGCTACTCTTTGATTAGTATGTGCTAAATCTTTATTTGGTCTTTCATACTTATCTTGAAATACTATTGTTGCCTCTTTTACGGTCTTTGTTTTTCTTAATTTACCAAGGCCTAAGTATGGGGTTGTTTCCAGTTCAAACTTTACAAACTTAAGTTGTGTTTCTATATCTCTGTAATTTAAATTTCTTTGGTTAGCAAAATCTACTAGTTGGCCAAACCTGTTTCCAGCTGCTTTTGCTGGATTCCACTGAGCAATTCCAAAACTATTCTCATCTTCAAATCCAGATCTAGCAGAAGGATTTAAATCTCCATTATTGGCATTTGCACCAGATTCTACCATAAAATTACCAATCATTCCACAAGCTTGTTTTTCTGAAAATCCTCCACCAGCTTCTGAAACAAAAAAGTTAAACGCTTTCTCAGTGTTAGTATTTCCTGTTATTTCTATATCTATCAATGAATCAGCTTTGTCTAACTGCTCAGATAATTCATTATCGTCTAATTCTATTTTAGGTATTGAACCTAAGATTAATGGAAGTTGTGAATTTTTACCGTCCAAAAATATGCCAAAGACTTGCGCTCTATTTTTCAAACTGCAGTTTGCGCCTAATCCAGAACTTCCATCTTCAGTAACTGGTATGTTAACCTGTGCCCATGGTAAATCTTGGTTAGGAACATCAACCGTGTTAGATGAATGAACACCATGCACTCTAACTCTTACTCTATCTAATTTAAGTGGATCGTTAACGTCAACAACTGTGCCGACAAACCATCGAGTTTGATCGCCATAAAAACTCATGTGATTGGCTCCTCTCCGACAGAAGCTACTTTACCAAGTAACAGATTCACGTCATATCTTTCTGTTTTAAATATATGTTCGGTAGCAAATATAATATAATCACCTGATTTTTTTTGGTCGTATTTTGGTCTTTGCTCTCCAGATTCTTGTGTATTGTCTAAAAATAAGACTCTTATTGTTTTACCAATAGTATAATTCTCGTCTCCAGTTAAAAACTCTCGGCCAGATACAGTAATTCTTAGAGGAGTTTTAGTTACAAACTTTTTCACGGCCGCGCCGATGGCTTTCCTTCTGTGTTGTCCTGAGGCCGATTCATCGTTATAACTCTTAAAATTACCTTGAAGCTGTTTGTAAGCTCCAGACGAAGATATTTGAGTTATTGATTTAGAATCTAATTGGCTTAATGGTTTATCTTTAACTTTATACCCAGGCGCATAATTATATCTTGTATTTTGAGATCCTAGTTTATTATCTAAGACGAGCGGACCAAATAAATCTTCGTCAACATCAAAGTGAATTTTAGTAGGAGTTCCAGTCATAGTGTTAAAAAACTGATACTCAGCTCCAACTAATCCTTCCATCACCAATGGCATTAATTTTTCTCCTTCATTATATTCATAGCTTTCTATGAGATACTGTTTTTGAGCGCCTGCGTCGTTAGAAGTTATACTTGGTGCATATATGTAAGGTGTATTTAAGTTAAGTGGTGATTGCGTTAACATCTTATCTAAACTTTTCAGTACTAAGTTGTTTACACCTAAAGCTGAATAAAGATAAAAGGGTAATCCAGACTGAGACAAGACTCTTTTTTTCAACCAGTTACAAGCTTCAATTGGATCTAAATTTGGTATTATTACTTTAAGATCATTTATAGCATCAACGTCATCTATAAGCAACTCTTTATCTAAAAACTCTTCTAGTATCTTTTTGATTATTTTAGAAGGAGCTCCAGAATACGACTTACTGATATTTTGAGCGGCAGATTCAAAAGCATGATATTCAATACAGTGTATAAAGACTGATTCATTTCTTTCGTCTACTTTAAATATATTGTCAATCTTATCGATAAGAAATACTTTTACTATTTCGTTTCCTGTAACTCTTTCTTCGGAATGCTGTAGTGTAAGTGTTAATTTTTCTCCACCTTGAAAGTCCATATCTTGAACTATATTTTCTTGATCAATAAATAGAAACCTAGCTGTGAGATATGCTTTTTCTATGTGTTCATAGATTACAAAGTCACTTATAACTTTTGCGATATCAATTCCTACTACATTTCTATCACTAGAAATAACTGCACTTAGAATCTGAAAATCGGTTTGTTGTTGAGCTAATGCTGTGTTTGACATTTTATGACTTTATCGCTTTTTTATAACCTGATATTACTGTACTCATTAATGATGGCTTAATAATTTTTATAGTACGTAAACTTTCATTGACGTCAAAATATACTTCTTCAAAAGTTTTACCAGTAAGAAGCGCGCCCGGGCCTACGTGTGGATCTATATCTACAATCGCTCCACTTCCATCAATATAGTGAGATTCTGATTGAAACTCATTAGCACTAGAAACTGCAAATATGGTTTCAAGATCTCCATCAGAATTTGTTGAGTTAATATTTTCTCCACCAATTCTAAATCCTACAGTTCCTTCTACTACTATTTGACCAAGGTCGAGATTTCTTCTTATGATCTTACCACTCGCTCCAGAAAGAGCACCAATTGCAATTTGTCCTACTTTAAGTTTCGACGCAATATCATCTCGAGTTGTCAAAACTGTATTTGGAAATAATTTTTTAGTGTAAGCTTCGAGTTCACCTCTAATCAATGGCCAACCTTGTTGTCTAATATCGTCATTAAGAAGATAAAAAGTCCAGTAATAAAGTGGTGTACCATATAATTGTATTGAAACTTGATCCGGTCTAAATCCTTCTTGTACAAAATGCAGATTAAAGAAAGTTAGATTATCTTTTATCTGATCTACTACGTCGGCGTATTTAGATATATCTTGAAATACTACTGGATCAACTTCATTTCCAAAGTTATATAGTAAAGTTTTAAAGTCTTCAAAATAAAGCATATTAGAATCCTTGTTCGATATCTTGTTTTGTTAGTGCCTTATACTCTACAAAGCTAAGTGTAAGATCTATTTCGTTTGGCTGTCCATCTCTACGTAATGCTCCACCTGTTGGATTAATAGTGTGATTGACATTTCTTAAATAACAATACTTAAATTTCGGAAGTTTTAAGTTTCTACTTCCCCTATGATGAAAACTTATCTGAAATACATGTGGAAACTTGTATCCAACGTCTGCATTTACTGTAGTTCCACCAACGTTAAACGATGCTCCAAATGTATCTGGATATAATTGTTTTCGAAAGTGCTTAATTATCTTGCGCACTTGTTCTGCTTCTTGTGCAGAATCAGCGATAAACTTAAATTGAAACGCAAATTCTCTTAGATTGACTCCTCTAAATAAAGCTCTTACGTTTGGATTGATAATCATTCTCGTAGCGCCTGTCACAGCATTTCTGATTCCACTAAGTGGATTAAATATTTCGTTTATTCTTTGTAAACTAAATCTCGAAGCTTCAGAAGCTATATCAACATTTCCATCTAGTAGATCAAAGAAACTACCTTTAGCGTTTTCGTATAAATCTGCCACCGCTTTTCCAGCGCCTACAGCCACATCAGCTCCTGCATTAACCAAAGCCTCTGTAACTGCTCCGGAGGCTCCTAGACTCGCATTTTCATATTGTACACCATCAGCATAGTTAAAAGAAATTGGCATGTACAGATCAACGATTGGTTCGTCTCTTTTAAGTTGAAAGTCCAATCCACCTGATACCGCAGCTATGGCAGCTTTACCAATGGCCGTATCAGTTATCGAGTCTCCTTGAGCTGCAGCTCCTGCCAGAGCTTTTTCAGTTTGAGCTGATATACCTCTTTCGGCTATTTCTAATGCTTCATCTTCTTCATCAGGCGATAATGGTTTTTTTAAACTTTGAGATGCTGTAGTTGATGGCCCTAAATTTGCAAATTCTTCAGCATGTTCAGTACCGTCTACTAATCCTGTGTTAGTTGAAAGATTGTCAGTCGGTTGTTTAACATGAGATTTCTGTGTAACGCCATCTTGCTTTGATCTAAATTCAAAGACTTGAAATTTTACTCGTGACTGATAAGCTGGATTACCAGTTTCTAATGGATATTTCAGATCTTCGCCATGGCCTTGCAATGACTGAGCGAAAGATAACAGTTCATTGCCTATCGTTGAAGTAGCAGTGGATACAACATTTTTGATTTTAGGGCCTTCTCCACCAAAAGCATCTAGCCCTGGTACGGCATTGGCAACTATCTTTTCTCCACTTGGACCTAGCTTTTGTAGCTTAGCTCCCGGAAAATCTAGCATTGGCATATTTTTTTTCCTTATAGATATAGTTAAGTATTATTTTTCTATTTATAACGAAAATCATGGTTTATTCAGGCTTATATAAGGTTAAGAACAGACAAAAGTACAAAGGTGATGCCTCTAAAGTAGTATATAGGTCTTTATGGGAGAAAGCCGTATTTCAGTGGTGCGATAATAATCCAAAGGTAAGAAATTGGAGTTCTGAAGAAGTTATAGTGCCGTATTTTTATGAAGTTGATAAGAAATACCACAGATATTTTGTTGACATGAAAATAGTATTTGATGATAAAACTCTCTTAGTAGAGATAAAACCAGAAAAAGAAACACGGCCACCTGAAGGTAAAAGAAAGACTAAGCAGTACATAAGTGAAGGTTTGACATATATAAAAAATATGAATAAGTGGGAAGCCGCAAATGAATTTGCTAAAGATAGAGGATGGGAGTTTCAAATATGGACTGAAAAGACTTTACAAGAAATGAAACTTATGCAAAAACCAGTCCCTGGAAAGCTCAAAGGTACATATAAACCATTAAAACAATTCAGGCGTAAAAAGCGCAAAAAATAGTTATAAATAGAAGTATGAGCAATCTCTTTCAAAAACTAGAACTAGAAGCATTTAGAGCTGGTATTACACCGCGTACAGCGCAATCTCGAGACTGGTTTCGTAGAAGAATTCAAAGGTTGACGAGAATAAATCGCGAACAGCTTATGAGAGAAGATGAATTAGAACAAGTTCGTACCCATAGTTATGGTGGAATGTTTATGTTTTTCTACGATCCAAAGACAAAAGACAAATTGCCGTACTACGATACGTTTCCACTTACAATTCCAGTAGAACCAGCTAAGGGTGGATTCTATGGAGTTAACTTACACTATCTTCCTCCTGTATTAAGAGCTAAATTTTTAGATGGATTGCTAGAGATAACTAATAACAAAAAATACGACAACACTACCAAATTTAGATTGACATACAGTTTATTAAGTGGTACACGAAAATTTAGATATTTCAAGCCTTGCTTTAAACATTATCTACTTAGTCAAGTAAAATCAAAATTTGCTGAAGTGCCTGCACCTGAGTGGGAAATTGCTACGTTCTTACCAACCGCATCATGGAAAAAGTCTAGTGCAGGAAGTATATACTCTGATTCTAGGAGAGCTGCCAATGGCAACTAGTGTAGATGAATTAAAAGCTTTAGCCTCGGTTAAATTAGGTTTTGCAAGAAACAACAGATTTTTAGTTACTTTGCCCGGAACTTTTGGTGGTGAAAGTACTAGAAACATAAACATACTCTGCAGTAACGCTAGCTTACCGGCAAAAACTATCATAACTAACGAAAGACGAATAGGTATGGAGTTTCAAAAGATGGCTTATGGCTATGCTGTGGACGACGTGTCTATGACCTTTTATCTTATGAATGACTATGGAGTTAAAAAGTACTTTGATAACTGGCGCTCATCAGTAATAAATGAGACCGGTATGGAATCTAATTATAAGAAAGAATACGCAAGAACAGTACAAATCCATCAGCTAAGACAACCATTGAAAGGATTTAGTAAACAACTAGGACCTATTAGATTTAATCTTGGTCTTGGAGGAGGCTCGGTTTACAGTGTAGATTTGATCGACGCGTTTCCAATAAATACTAGTCAGGTAGACTTAAACAACGAACTTGACGGTCTAGTCCAATTGACCGTTACATTTGCATACACTAACTGGAGAGTTGCTAGTGGAGTGCAGAACTTTATTAATATGGACATACAAACACCTCTTGGTGGAATATCATTATTTTAAGGAGTGAAATGAAATGGCGCTGCCAAAACTAAATAACGTACCTAAATATCAGATCTTGGTACCATCACTAAATAAAAAAGTATCAGTAAGACCTTTTCTTGTTAAAGAAGAAAAAGTTATGTTGATTGCTTTAGAATCTCAAGATCCTCAACAAATCGCC